ATCTTTCGCACAAGCGCCCCCGCTCTGCTTCGTAGAGTAGCGGGAGGAGCGGCGGCTCCAAATCGCATAAGCTCAGTCGGTAGAGCGTCGGCCTTTTAAGCCGAATGTCGCGGGTTCGAGCCCCGCATGCGGTATCAGAGTTATTAATCTCTTAAAAATTAATATAACCCCCGTAGCGCAGTGGATAACGCGTCCGCCTTCTAAGCGGAAGATCGTGGGTTCGACCCCCACCGGGGGTATAGCCTCTATAGCTCAGTCGGTAGAGCACCAGCTTTGTAAGCGTAAGCGACAAGAAAGCTGTAGGTCCTGGGTTCAATTCCCAGTGGAGGCAATTGAGTTGAGATTCTCATAAAAAATCTCAAAGCTCTTATAGCTCAGTTGGTAGAGCGTGGTGCTTATATCTTAAGATATGCTTAATGCACAGTTCTGAAAGGAACGCCAAAGTCGCGGGTTCAATCCCCGCTAGGAGCAATTTTTTATGTCATTTGATGTCTTAAAAAGTTAACCCCTATAAAGTGTCATCATCTGTACAGTGCGATAAGGTACATGAATTTTTCCGTCAAAAATCCGTATTTGTATTGTATCATACACCCTAACAGATGAATAAGGGTCAATAATAGTATCACCAACATAGATTCTATAGCCGCTTGTAGGAAACACAATATTTTTTGCTACAAGTAGTTGATGGAATGATTTAAAAGATAAAAATTCTTCTCTTGTTAAAAAGATTTTTTGTCGTGGTTCAATAACATTAAGTTTGATAATTGCTTTTGTTTGACAGCCGCCCATCCCTACTTTGCCTCTAGAAATGCCCTAATCCCTTCACACACTTGTCCTGTGGCCAGATGCGAATTAATCCACTCCGGTTCAATGGGAGATCCTTTAGCCAAACGTTCCTGTTGCTCAACCCTCAATAAATCATCAAGTTGGCGTCCTTCAATGTTAAGTTCAGCCAAAGAGCGACATACATCTGCCTTCTTCTCATCAGTAAGTTTCAGCTTAGTCATAAGAGCACCAAGAGATCCTAACACTTTGAACCGTCTATACAAAAGCCGAGAATTCAAGCCCCGCTGATACACTAGACCCGGAGCATAATCAGTCCCAAGCAAACAAGCAAATTCCCGCAATTGCTGTTCTGTTAAACCTAACTCCGTACAAATAGAATTTAACTGGAAACAATGGAAAGCTGTTCCCTCCAGATTTTCCGATGCTGGAACAAGCAGATTCTTAACACCTCGTGCTAGAAAGTCATAGTCAGTTGAAATAACAGCATCAATTTCACCCCGCTTCTCCAAGTAGGCTAGCAGAGAATCAGCCTCTCCTTGTGAATGAACAAAGGGTGTTCCCGTTGCGTAAAGCAGTTGCTTTATCTCATTGCGGTCTTCTGCTCGTATCTGTGGAACAGACCGACGTGAAACCTGAATACGTTGATTGAGAATTTTCCTCTGCTCAATTGATAATTCCGGACCCTCCAAAGCCGTCTCAAGAGCATTACAGAATTTATCTGTGTCTTCCCGTAGTTTTCGCCGCTGCGCCATAATTTCCGATTTTTCAGGTGGAGGAGAACCATCAAATACCACTACAAGTTGTATTTGCTGAGCCCGACAAGCAGCCAAGAAATGTGACAAGTTCCAAAGTAACGGGATTCCAAGTGAACGACTTCGGTAAAGAAGACATAGAATATCAACTCCTATCTTTTTACCAGCCCAATCTGCTAGACTCTGTTTTTTTATTGTATTTGATGCTGTCCAAAAGAGAAATGAATAAAGACCCCGGATTCCCATCGGTAATTGTTTGTGTACTTGCGTTTGGCACAAGGATTATGTTTCAAATTTACGCAGGAACAAGTAATATCTGAGAAATATCCAGGAAAACAGATTCTAGCAGAAGTGGTGTTCTATAAGAAGCAGAACCTGCTAGAGGCCCAATTGTTCGCAAGCATTTAAGATATACATCTTCTTGAATACGTTTACTCAAATAGAATTCTGTCAAAACTCTGAAAAGTAGTTCTATACATTCCAATGTACTCAAATTAAGACCCAGAAGAGAATATACACATTCCCGCGTCCACATAACAATTTCAATATCGGGAGGGGATTTTTCTGCTAGAATCGTCTCTATAATACTCCGCATATAGGGAAGCATCGGCGGCTCTAAGCTTCGTGGTGTCTTGGGGCATTGAACTTTTACAAATAAGTCTTCTAAAAATGAAATAGCAGGATTCATTTCACGAGCAGATAACCAGATACAGGTTGTTGGATTAGAACCCATACAGAATTGTTCTAAAGTGGAACGAATTCGGACAGCTGTAGAAAGTGACATAGCATGCGCTCTTCTGATAACAAGTAACCGTTGTTTTCCCTGAAAATTCTGTACAACATCTGCGTGCTGTGTTAGACGTAGCAGAAGCTCAGGTAAAATCTGTTTTTCTTGCATAGAAAAATCGGATACGTCAATTTCAATATGCGTTGGCGCAATAATAATCCGAGCCTTATAATCATCATGCATCTGAAGTTCTTTCACTTCAAAGGAAAAGCCTGTTACATCTGCTGTGGGAGAATCGGATGCCGCCGCCCGCCGAATTTTTTCCAATTTTCCAGTCCCGCCAATTCCCAGCCATAAAATAGGTAAATTTGTCTTTCGTAGATTAATTCCATCTTTTGATGTCGGCATTATGCTCTATATTTAAATACACTACGGGATTAATCTCTAAATATGGAGTGTGCCGTTCCATGGCAAAGATTTGAGCCATCTAAGTGTGTGCTCGGATTAAGACAACAGAATAAGAGATATCCCTCAGCCGAATACATGGCTGTAACATATAAAGATAGTATGATTGACATGCCCGCATTCCAAATTATTTCACCATGGCTCAGTAGGCCCGTTGAATTTACAACAGGGGATATAGCCGAAATAAGTTGGTCTGCGACAGATCATCCCTTTTTCCAAAAAATAAAGATACTCCATGAGCTAATTCGTAATAATTTGTTAAATAATCATCGTGTCAAGGTAAATACACCCAACTATACTCTTACAATATATCTTGAGAAGGGGCGGACAATGGTAAAATCTGTAGTAACAAATGAAATTATATCAATTGAAGAAGCAACTAAAAATCCTACTCAGCAATACAAACTCTGTATTCGTCTTGCTGGAATTCATCTACAGCACGGTTGTGCTAATTATCGTTTTAAGTGTGTTGGTATACTTCTAAAATAATTTACTGCGTTAATGTTCGCTTAGCATCAGCAATACTGGAACTTGCTGCTGCGAAACTAAACAACGCTAAAGGGAGATTGATTACAGTTGTTATGAACAAGCAAATTAATATCACAGAATCAGGATTCGTTGAAAGAACATATACAAGTCCAAAAAATACAAATAGACCCATTGTAAATGTTGCTGCTCCAATTGAAAGCAAAGGACCAGTTATATTAGCATCAGCTAACTGTGGTAAGTATACTAACATTGCCGAGATATAAGCAATAAATAAAATTCCAGAAAGCAATACTGATATTACAACTTGGCTTCCGTCCATCCTAATCTATGCTTCTATTTGAAATTTAATATTGAAAATCAAATATCCAACAAATAGAATTGAAATAACGTAAATTCCCATAAGATTCAGACTATATAGATTGCGTCCTGCTTCAATAGAAATCGCAAAAATAATTATGCCGATTATGAACATTAGATAAATAGGAAATAATAAATCCCAAAAACCATGAATTTCGTTAGAAGGCATCCCTGAAACCGCTTAAGATAAAAAAAACCAACCAGAACAGATGAAGAGTATTACAAATCAAGAGACGCTCATTTGTAATCCAGGGACTGTGAAAGAAACACGTGATACATGTCTTCCAAAAGCAATGATTCACCGCCTTGTTAAAGAGTGGAATTCACGGCATCCAGAGAAAAAAGTAGAACCAGCAGAATCAAAACGAGATATGTGGGTAAATCTCCGGCGCAATATGCAAGAATGCGAAACAGAATACTGTGCAATGAAAAAGTTAGTTCCGGTAGCTTCCGAGCAGAAAGAATATACAAAATTCTTTAGACCGGAGAAGCCGAAAGAATGGCAGAATGACCCTGATATGTGGTTAGCAACGGATGATATTGAAGATGTAATGGAGCAATACGAGGACGCGATTCCTTCCTTTGAATTTATTGGTCCTGTGCCACTTGATTTTGCTAAGAAGTCACCTGTTCCATCATGGGGCACCTGTATAATTGATGAAATGTGTAAATTAGACATCCAAAAAATGAAGAAGGGAGGCACTGAGCATATTGGAATCTGTTTTAATTTTGACCCTCATGACAAGCCGGGAAGTCATTGGGTTGCTGCTATGTTGGATCTAAAAGAGCATGTGGCCTATTATTATGATAGTTATGGAAAACCGCCTCCAACTGAGATTAATGAATTTTTTACTAAGATGAAAGACCAAGGTATAAAACGTATTGTATATAATGATATTCGTCATCAAAAGAAACAGAGTGAATGCGGAATGTACAGTATTTTTTTCCTAGTCAGCATGCTACTGGGTAAGAAGTTCAGTGAAATCTGCTTAGATGAATTAAGTGATGACCGTATGCTTCTTCTAAGAAAAATCTTTTTTAGCACGGAAGATGTTTCAAAAAGTGATTTACAGAAAGCGTTTAAATATCTCGTTTAGACTCATGAAAGAAATCCTCATGAAAAGTAATGATGAACCGGATGCAAGCAGGACAATCTATTCAGCAGCCTGCGGACTTCTTAACTCAGCAGAATTATAATGCTCTGCTTAATTACACACGCAAGGCCATCACGGATAAAGAAGGCATAAATGAACTACCGGAAAAAACTGAGCGACGTCTTGTAAGTGTTCTGAATCATTACATGAAAGAGGTTGGAAAAGCCAACCCTGGTAGAAAGATTCAGGAATTAAATCGCGAAGTACTACGCGAAACCCTGACAAGCATTGATTCGTGGCTTCGTCGTGGAGGAGAATCTACTAGCACAAATGCGGATACATTTCGCAGAGATGATTCTAATGACCGTCTTTATAGCAATGTTGGACAGCAACTAGCATCTGTTCAAAAGGAACGCGGGCTAATGATGAACGCACCGCCGTCTATCAAGCCTGATTTCAGAGACAAGGTGGAAGAGGATGATATTGACCCGTTGGCCCTCTTTGAGAAAGCGCGCCAGCAGCGTGAAAAGGAGGGCATGCCTTCATCAAGTACGCAACAGCAGCAGGTCGCAGCACCCATTAAGAAACCTGAACTCATCCTGCGCGATGATTCCCCTGAGTATAAGATTCCGCAGACTTTGCCGCAAGATATAATTATTCGTCAGCAAGATATCGTCAAATACAAGGAAATTGAGTATAATATTTTCCTGAATAGCAGTGACCGTAATTGGCTCTTAAATAAGAGTGAAAATCGCTATGATTTCAGTGTAAACTTCAATGTAGCTAATAATTCAACGGATTTTCCCTCATCACCTTCCTTACAGGAACGCTTCAGGAATATTACGCGCATTGAATTTGTTAAGGTTATTGTTAGTTTGGAGGGTCTTGTACCTATAATACGCCGCACTGCTGGACCTGTTGTAAATACAGACGCGATTGTAAGTGTTCTTTCGTATCCTTATGTTGCCTTGCGCATAGCAGAGTTGAATGCGAATGGTTTCGGCACAAATCCCACTCTAGATAATACATTCGCTGTAACACACCAAGATACATCATGGACATCAGACACAACACAAAAGAATCGCGGATATGCTTCTCTAGCACCCAAGTATCTCAAATGTCAGAAAATCTACGCACCCACACCTCTTGGCTCCCTGCAGAAGTTATCTATTCGTCTGGAACGTCCGGATGGACTTCTGCTGAGTGATGCTCTTGATGTTCAGTATATAACTAACATCTATTTTGGTACATATTTACAATCTACAAAGGGTTCAGCGCTTACCACACTCTATCAGAATGGATTAACTGACAATGAATATATCTTTATAAATACGAGCGCATGGTTTTCCCGGTTCATGGTTTCAGATACTGATAGAATTGTAATAAAGGGTTTTACTGTAGCAACAACAGGGTCTGGATCACCTGACACAAACTCTTTGACTGATTTTACGAACTGGATTAATCGTGCCGAAGGACATTATGTAGTTGGAATTGGATATACAAATACAACAAATGATATTACTGATGGTCAAAATGCTGTTGGATATGCTAATTATGTAATTATCCGCAATCGCTTCACTGACCCTACTGTGGGTGGTGCTACAACAAGACAATATTTTGGCGGAACTCTTACGCTTGAGAATGGTTTAGGCACTCGTCTTGGTTCACAGGCAAGTCAAGCAACTTCATCCGCATTCATTAATATGAATCACCAGGTCCATGTTGCTCTCCGTGTTGTCTGCCGCGAAATGGATGGAGCCAGCAATCTCCGTCCGGATAATACTTAATCTAGATTTTATTTCACTAAAATAACTCCAAATAATTTCTTTATAGGAAATTACTTGGGCTGAATATAGAGAGACTATGAAGTTTGAACATATTTTAATGCTCCTGGGAGCCCTGACCCTGGTCTTATTTCTATCAGCATATATGAAACACACTACAGTGGAAAACTTTGACGGTGAACTTATTGATCATCTCCAAGAATTAGACAAACGTTATACTAATAAAAAGGCGCGGAGGTATAATAATGTCAGTGACGGAATGAATGATTTTTTACAAGGATACTTGAATAATGAGGGTAATAATGAAGACCAAGCATCTGATCTTATCCAAGGAACAATGAATGGTCCTGCGATTGTAGGTTCAACACGAACACCAAGCGGCAATCTAGTATTGGGCAATCGGTCATCCGCAACGCATGCTCCTAAATCAGACATCCACGAAAAAATCAAGTTCTGCGAAGCGCTTAAGGGTGATGGCCAGAATGTCTGCGATGCTCTAGGAAGACCTGAATACAGCGAATGCGGTGTCTGCTTGAAAGAGGGAATTGATAATAATTCAAGACCCCACGTTGGAGGTTTATTTTTTGCTCAGTATGACCGCTTGAGTCAAGATGAACTCCAAAAGAATGTTGATCCGATGTTTAGAAAGTTGAGACCTACAGTGGGTAAATGTGATGTTCGCAATTTTGTAACAACTGTAGCCAAATGTAACCGGCGCAGAGAACAACTTCTCTGTGAGGCACAAAATGCTCTTCCTCGTCTAAATCCGGATAATTCTAACAATTGCTCCCAGTGTGTTGAGCAAGGTCTAACTTTCTTGTATCGCGGTGCCAAAGATAAAGAATTCACAGCAGTTCTCCATGTAATTGCTGAAGGCGAAGTAAGCTTAGGGCACAGAGGTATACAACAAAATGCGCCACCTGGTGGATCAGGCCTTCGCTATATGAGATTTGTAATTGAAAGAACAAAGGAAAATGAAGTAGTAAATTTTTCTAATTCTGGAAACACAAGCCGAATCTTAGCAGCACAATGGTCTAACTTGGGCGAAACACGTGTCTTACCTTTCTACGAATCTATCGTAGATAAGACTAAAGTTCAAATTAATGGAACAACAAATGGTATTAAAGTTACACAGTCAATTCCTGCAAATGAACGTCAACGTTTCAGAACTGGAACATTAACTTTAATGCCCGTCAAACTGTATGAAGGTGGCGGAAAATGGGTAACAATTGGATATGAAGGTAATACCTTAAAAGTATCCCCCGGAGCCCGCATCCGCTTTGGTTCCGATAGCAGATGGGTTGAAAAAATAATTAATTCAGGGGATGCTTTCCAAGCAACAAATAACTATTTTGGAAATGACCCCGCCTATGGAACCTATAAGCGCATTGAGCGCTTCATGACGGACGATAACTTTTCCCTACAGCTTTATGTTCCCGGATTCTTGGGCGAACCCGACTATGATGAGGAAACGGCCTCCTGCCCCACAGGTGGTCTCTTAGGAACGGACTTATCTATGCGTCTAAATAAGTCCAATCCCTGCTATACAGAAAATGCGAATTCTCCTCTTTCTCAAGTTTGTGTGTCTAACTTATTCTTAGCTGCGGGCGGTAACGTGTTCGGACAAGGATATCCTGTAAATCAGGCAAAAACAGATGCGGTTCTAAAACAGATAAGTAATTCCAACAATATTGACCAAGTAATGAATTTTTTCTTGAACAAAATGACAGTACTAAATACCGGACAAGACTCAAACGGAAATGATTTACCAATTGATGTAGTAAATGGCGCAAGTTTATATATGCTTGGAATAGAAGTTCGCAGCCCTTGCGATATTAATGGTGTTGCGGGTCCTTTAACTAACGCATGCCTCCAATATCTCTATGATAATAAGGGTGTTGGTAAAAGAGAAGGAGCAACTTACCAAGAATCATTCGGTTCATTCACCTCCTACTGTACACGCAAAGGCTCAGCATCACCTGTAAAAGCCGATGGTTCTATAAATACACAAGCAACTCTTAATGCTAAGAATCAGGGTGGTATCCGTGCTGTACAGTCATACTTTAGTAATATTCACAAATTAGCCAATACACCAGCAAATGCGTCAAATGCTGGAATCATAATGGATGCTCTCGGAGGCTGCTACGGAATCGTGGTCCCTCAACAAGCAGCCGGAAAAACTGCCTGCGATCTTAAACTTATTGCCGAATATGATATATCCAAGAAACCAGTTAATAATACGCAGATGCTCCGTATGTCAATTGAGAACAACCAAGAATTTGGACCAATGACTGATGTAGATTTAATTCTACAAAGAAATTCAGGCAGTTTTACATTTAATAAGAATACAATTAATGTAGTACAATACGGTGGCAATCCGGGTGCGACACTTACAGTACAATGCCGCAAAGCCCGCGCCATCAATTTCTGGATTCGTTGCGATAGAGCACAACCCGGCGGAAATGTCTATCTGATGGATCTTCGCGGTGATCCCAATTCACCGGATTCATACTTATGGAAACCTAATGATGGTGCTTTCTGGGCCAAGCAGAGCATGTATATTAATGGAAGTAAAGTATCTAATATTCCTTGGAACACGCTAGTAAATAATCGCTGGCATTTAGTTTCTATCATCTTTGAGAAACCGTTTAATGGACCAATGTCTATCTTCAGTCGTTATACAGGCGGCGAAGGTCTAGCATGCGAAGTTGGCCCTATCCAAATCTATGGAGACATTGCGGATCCTGCTGATCCGAAGAAGATGGTCACATTAACTGAATTTGATATAACATCTTTTTACAATACACGGCCTGAGTGGGCCAATATCCCCACAGTAGATGGTTATGAATATAAGGGATGCTGGGGCGACAGCTGGTGGAGAGCCTTACCCTTTTTCCAAGGCGGTGTTGGAAACAGAGAACAATGCGCTGCTCGTGCTAAATCTGTTGGACATAATACATTCGCTGTACAGTATTATGGCGAATGCTGGACTGGCAACTATCCCACACACAATTATGAAATGTATGGAATGAGAGGCGACTGTCCTCCGATGGGAGGCGGCTGGAGCCAGCAAGTATATAATAATCCTGATATCAAACCTACAATGAATAATTCAAGGGCACAAGCACAACACAGCGGGCGTTGTTTAGATATCTATGGCTTCGAGCAAAATAACGGAACACGTGTAATCCAATATGATTGCCACGGTGGAGAAAACCAGCGATTCGACTACGATAAAGATAGAAAAACAATCCGAGTCAAACATTCCGGTAAATGCTTGACTGTAGCAAGTGCCGATGCTTTCCAGAAAGTCGTTCAACAAGATTGTACGGGTGCTTGGAATCAACGCTGGGACTTGGAAGAAGATGGACATTTAACATTAAGTGGAACTAATATGGCAATGGATGTATATGGAGGATGGACACATAATATTGTTGATATAATCCTCTTTCCCAAACACGGGGGTGGAAACCAGAAATTTAATAAGATTCGTTAAGCAATAACAGGAATAAAATATCTAATTTTTGAGCAAATAATGCTAGAAAATTGGCTATCCTCTAATAGAGAGTATGTCTACGGAATATACTAAAGTTCTTTTAGTAATTTTTATTCTGCTAGTTTTATCAGCAGGTCTCTGGATACTCCAAAGTTATGCGGCTGAAGAAAATCAGGAAACTCAAGAAAATTTTATAACAGATCAGACCTTTGCTTCACAGAAACGATTTATAGACGATAATATTGCGAAAGCAAAAATCGGGGATGGCGCAGTTGATGTGTTTTATCCGCCAATGCCCGATGATCTAAAAAGAGCAACAGAGGATATTGACTTATTCGCTCAAAGACAGCGTCCTCCAACAGAGAAATGGTATTCAAATGTAAATTCGGCTGCAATTTTAGAAAAAGAGAAGCGATGTGCCGCCATAGAGAGACCTGAAGATCTTCCCGATGATGCTACAAAGCAACGTATGGATTGTGCTTGGATGTTTAATCCCGAGGGAAGAAGCGGTGCTACACTCTGTAGTATAGCCGGTCCTGTTCTTTCATTTTCCCGAAAGCAATATCCTACAACTCAATACAAGTTCTTATGGAGCAAAGTTGACGCAATTAGACGGGAGCGTATTAAGCAATGTGCTTTGACCAAAAATTGTAGTTTGCTTATCCCTGGAACTGGTTGTGGATTCTGCCCTGAACTTGGTTACGCTGTCCCAGTAAATGGTGATGGTTCGTCTACATATGGTGAAGCAAAATGCCCGTATAATCCTGTTACAGACCCCGCATTTTGTAATAGACCACGCGCAGAAGGCGGTGCTGGCATCAGCGGAGCAGAAAATACATCAATCTGTAATCCTGATTCACAAGGTCGTCTCAGCAAGTCCTGCTTGTCTGCTCTAGCACGCCAAGCCAGTTGTACTGATTCTGGAACCTTGCTACAAGCATTGAGTGATTCATCTAATCCGGAATTGTCATCTAAACAAGTTCGTGATGTTGCTAGAGTAATGCGTTCTTACAGTTTTAGTATACCAGATAGTCTTTTACAGGATGGAAATATAGTTGTTGATAGTGCTTTGAACACATATGTTAATATCTCTAGGGCATCACAAAATAATCCGGTTGGACGTGTTCGCAGAGCTGCTGGAAATCTATGTACAGGAACACCCTTCCAACAATGTGATTATGATGATAGTAGTAAAGAAAACTTTTCCCTTCAGTGCCTCCAAGAATTATATCAACAGGCTGGATGCCAAGGTAAGGGAAGCGATTTCCCTACTGCTACAACTCTACCCAACTTCTTTGGCAGAACATGGGGCAACATAAAAGCAAATGTGAACGAAATATCTAACAGAATGACAAATACTCAAGGTAGATATACGCCTGAACAACAGAAAGAAGCAATCTTAAAATGTATTGGAACGCGCCTGCGTAAGAAGCCGATTGGATACTGTAATGAATTGGGTATTTCTGTTAAAATATATTTTGGAGTTTATGATAAGGCGCACTACTATGGAAGAAAAATATTGACAAATCAGTTTTTTATGCTCCGTAATGACAGTACATTATGGGATTCTCTTGATTTCTTTGAATCATCTTGGAGAAATGGTGATGTATTATTAGTCATTGAAACAAATATAAATCCCGAGTCTGATGCTACACTAAATTACAATCGTGTTGGAAATGCGCCGGATGTAATTAAGTGGAATGGTGTATCTAAGGTCAGTAAATCAAGCAATGGATTGGCGCAAGACCCTGTTCATGGATTAGTTGTAACAAAGAATCGTCAACAAGACCAGCGTCTACGGATAGATTTGGTAGTTCCGGGTTCACAGCAATATGATAGATCTACAATTTGGTATATGGCCGATGAAAATAATACAGCACCACCTATTACAATTTGCCGTCTTCCTATGGAACGCAAAAATCCTATTTTGAATATTACAATGAATGGAGGACCTGTTACTGAAATCACAGATTCATTTAGCATATCAGCGCAGAATATTCAAGAAGGAAATAGAGACGGTAAATCCTGTACAATCTTTAACGGTGTTAATTCATTAGTTAAAATTAATAATAAATTGCGAAATAAGGCATTTAAGTCATACACTATGAAATTCTATCCAGAATCTCTAGGCAATTGTACGAGATTGTTTCAGTTCTACAATGGTGGATGGAGACCTAGATGGCAGTGGTATAGTTGGGGATGGTGGTGGGGTGGATGGTATTACATATGGAGCTATGATACTGAAGACTACGGAATTGCTGATGTAGCCCTAGACGTTGAATTCGGATATCAAAATACACAACTTTCCGGCCAGTTTAAGACACCCGGATGGGGTCAAATGGTTGGAACTATAGATAATGGTGTCAAATTGAATACATGGCAGCATTTGACTTTTGTTTGGAATGACGATTATTCCGGATATTCATTATATCTTGACGGTGAAAAACGAGTAAGTGCTAGTGGTAAGGTAATACCTGAACAATTTACACATGAGAATTTTATAGGAAAGGGATACTTTGACGGATGGACTGGAATGTTCAAGGGAGGTGTTGAATGGTTCCGTGGTTTTGACTATCCTCTAGGACCAGATGAAATCCAGCAGGATATGGATGATGATTGGTAAGCTCTAATTCTGCGACATGTAAATAAGAAGTAAAGATAAGCATTAATATAGGGTGATGACATCAATCTATACTAAACCTTTGCTAACCTTAGTGATATTACTAATTTTAGTTACTGGACTTTTATATCTCCAAACAAACTTGCAGGAAAACTTTATTTCAGATCAAACATTTAGTTCGCAAAAAAACTTTATTGAAAACAATATCGCAAAAGCTAAAATTGGCGATGCTGCTATAGATATATCACATCCCCCGGCGCCTGAACCTGTTAAAAAGGCGATTGAAGATATAGATTTATTCGCAAAAAGAGAACGTCCAGCAACCGAAAAATGGTATACAAATGTTTTTGATTCCGAAATTTATAAGAAAGAACAAGAGTGTAGAAAAATAGAATTACCTGAAAATTTACCAAGTGATGCTGTAAAACAACGCATAGATTGTACATGGATGTTTAATCCAACAGGAAGAAGTGGTTCTACACTCTGTAGTATAGCAGGTCCAATTTTTCCGGCTTCACGCAGAAAATATCCTACAAATCAATATACGCTAACATGGAGTAAAGAAGAAGCAATTAAAAAAGAACGCATAAAGGAATGTGCTCTAACAAAAAAATGCGACTTACTTGTTCCCGGAAAAGGATGCGGGTTCTGCCCCGAAATGGGAAGAGCTGTTCCTGTAGATACTGCTGGTAATTCATCGTATGGTGAAGCAAGATGCCCCGGTCCGCCTGTAATAGAGCCATCGCTATGTAGAAGACCTCGTTCAGAAGGCGGTGGTGGTTATTCTAGTCTTACCTGCGACCCCGATTCTGAAGGTCGCTTAAGTAAAGCATGTTTATCTGCGCTGGCAGAACAAGCCAGTTGTTCGGATGGAGGAACATTGCTACAAGCATTAAAAGATTCATCTAATCCGGAAATTAGTAGTCAGCAAGTTCGTGAAGTAGCAGATGTAATGCGATCTTATAGTTTTTCTATACCAGAAAGTCTCCTAAAAGACGGTAAAATTGTAGTGGATACCGCTTTGAATACTTATATTAATATATCTAAAGCAGCACAGACAGCCGCTTCAGGAAGGGTTCGTAGAGCAGCAGGTAATCTCTGCTCGGGTACACCTTTTCATCCATGTGAATATGAAGATGACAGTAAGGAAAATTTTAATTTAAGATGTTTACAGGATTTATATCAACAGGTGGGCTGTCAAGGACGTGGAACAGATTTCCCTAATTCAACAAATATAAGTTCATTCTTTGGTAAAACATGGGGAAATATTAAAAAGGCGGTAAATGAACTTTCCGATAAAATGATAAATCAAAATGGCAGATATACTGCTGAAGAACAAAAAGATGCTGTTCGTCGGTGTATTGGAACCCGTCTGCGCAAACGTTCTATTGGATATTGTAATGAACTTGGTGTTGCAATTTATATGTATTATGGAGGAAAATATGGTACTTTCTTTGGCCGCAAAATTCTAACAAATCAATTCTTTAGTTTGAAGAGTGATAGCACATTTTGGGATTCTCTTGATATTTTCAATTCTCAATTTACAGGCGGGCAGACTGTCTATTTAGTTATTAAAACAAATATTAATCCTGAAGCGAATGAAACATTAAGTTATACACGTACTGGTAATTTTAGTGATGTGATTAGATGGAATGATAAACCATTAGTTAGTAAAAATGGAACAGGAATAGCACAAGATCCAGTAAATGGACTAATTGTTACAGTAAATCAACAAAGAAATCAACGTTTAGAAATTGAGATGTCCCTGCCCTATGCGCAACACACTCAACGTTTTGGTATGTGGTATATGGCAGACGCAGCTGGTAATCCTCCACCAATCGGTATCTGTCGACTTCCCATTGAACGCAAAAATCCGATTATGAATATTGTGATGAATGCTGGAAATGTGGAAGAGATTACTGGAAATGTGGGTATATCACAGCAGGGTTGCCATGAAGGAAATTTAGGCGGAGAATCCTGTACAATCTTTAATGGTAACAACACATTTATTCGAATTGGCAATGGATTACGCAATCGTGCTTTCCGTTCATATACAATGAAAGTTTGGTGTGATAATTTGGAAAATCGGGATTCTTTTTTCTCATTCTATAATGGTAAATGGGAGCAACGTAATGAAATCAAGTTTTGGATTGTTATTCCACTTGGCCTATGGATTTGGATTCCGATTCCGATTTATCATTTAGTCTGGCGATATGATGGGGATAACTGGTGGAAGAGCGGCAATCGTATTGGAATGAGTACAGGCGCATATAATGATTCAATAAAAGCGGGTGTAAAACCTAATCAAGATCAAGGTGAAACAATAAATGTGGAGCAATCTGGAATTATAAAACCTAAAACATGGCAGCACTTCACGTGGATTTGGAATGGAGATTTTACACAAATTGATATTTACGTTGATGGCGTTAAAAGAGCATCGGGGACTGGATCAGCAATGCCGGAAGCAGTTACAGGTGAAAACTATATTGGACGAGCCGCACTAGACGGCAGCCATCGTCTCCATAAGGGAGGCATGCAGTGGTTCCGTGGGTTTGATTATCCTTTATCACCGGATGAAATTCAGCAGGATATGGATGATGACTGGTAAACGGTGGGTAAGCTCTGCTAAAGTACCAAATAACACATTTGTAGCAATCTAATTGCTAGAAATTTGTATTTTATATTAGTTCATTAAACTGTCAGTTTAGGACCAGCGCCTGTATTTAGTCTTCCAGCATTAGTTTCCAAGGAGGGGAATGAATTATTTCTTAGTTCGGGTTGTGCTTCTTCCACCGCAGGAGCAGCAGCCTCTTCCACTACAGGAGCAGCAGGAGCCTCTTCTACAGAAGGAGCCTCTTCCACAGAAGGAGCTTCTTCCACCACAGCAACCTCTTCCACCGAAGGAGCAGGCTCATCATCCTTCACTCTGTATTGCGACTGAGATTCCTTGATATCTTCCTTATAGTCCGGATGATACAAGAACAAAGGCCCTCCACTAGCAATCATAAAACAACTCTTTGACCCATGCTCTAGAGCATTCAATGTACAATCAATAGCCGATGATTTCATAACTTCAAATATCTGTTCACTCAATCGCCGCTTAGTCATCATCAGCGTATAAATAATCTGGTCTGTAGTTAATCCTTTATCGCGTGTAGCAATTGTCTCATCTACCTTTCTATCCTTCTTCTGCTGCTCAGAAAACTTCATCAAGTAAGTAAATACTTCAACAGTTCGTTCAGCCATTGGTAAATCCTTATGAGAACAAATACGAATAGCGCGACCTTGAACTTGCTCCAATCGCACATAGTTCCAGAATGGCTCCATAATATGAACCTGCCGAACATTCTTCAGCGAAATACCTTCAGCACCCGACTGTGTAATCATAAACATCCGGCAAATCTTACCAGCAAAATTATTAGGATATCCACCTGCTAGAATTCGGAGTTGTTTCTTGAGTGAAGCAGGAAGTTTCTTAATGTCCCAATTAAATATATCACGAAGAATTTCGCGTTTATCAGCAGAATCATCGCCCGTATACAAAATATAACGCTCCTTACCCTTGTTTTCCGGTGCCTTAAGCGGTTCTGCTAGTACCCAGCCTTCTTCACTCTTGACAATATCTAGACGCACATATCCGGGGTCAGTTTGATAGTCGCATGCTGTTGCGAACACGCCCAATCCTTCAAGTGTCTTGAACTGAGAATAGATTAGAACCGGTCCCTTGCTTTGACGTATCCTTTCAAGGATAGCCACGTATTTGGGTGAGAAATCACGGAGTTTTTCAAGCGGAAAAACATCTGCTGCTCTAGCACGCAATTGGTTAAGACTTTCTTTGAGTTGTTCTCCATATTCAAGAGCAACTTGACGAACTTCACCTTCAACTTCTGCTTCCGCCGCCGCAGCTACTGCCTGTTCTTCCTTTTGTTCATCATCTTCTTCTAAGAAACTTTCAAGTTTCACAGCAGCACGTGTTGTCTGACTGATTTCCAACTGCTGAGCCGCTCTTAATTCTTTCGCTTCATTATCACCTTCACCTTCAGCTTCACCCTCCTCCTTTACTCCCAGCAAAGCCGCTGCTTTCTTACTATCTGCGGGCCGAGGACGTACAATTCCATCGGGAAAAACAAAATTACATGATGCGCGGCTAAAAATCTTAAATGCGCTACTAACTGTTTTTACTGCTTGAGCATACAAATCCGCCTCAAAAAGTGTTAATCCAGCAATTGCTCTAGCCCCCGGAGCAGCAGCCACCGGCTTACTTTCAGAATCAATTTCATCCTTACGTTCTGCTAGATACTTGGACAGTTGCCAATCAGACATATCAAGCAAAACAACTTCATCCTTTGTCACTGTAGCAACAAGTTCCTTCTTTGAACCTTTGTAATACGAGATTAGTCCTGTAAGACGAGCACGAAGAGATATGTTATTTCTAATAGTCAATTTCTCCTTATCAACAAATGATTCAACAAATTCCTTCTCGGTATCCGGTAATTGAGGAAGAGAACTATAAATCGGCGGTCCTAGTATGCTACCCATTCCACCCAATGAAGGCAGAACATCGCGTTCAAACCACATAGGTAAATTACGTTCACGCATATCCGGTTCTTCCTCATCAAGACGCATAAAACCCTTGAATTCCCCGTTCTCGGCAACCACTTTACGCATCCCTGAAGGAACAGCCGTAATTGTCAATTGCCGAAAAGCAACACCATCCGCCGACTTTGAATTTGTAAAGGAATAAAAATCAATAGAAGGATTCATTGCCAATGTCTGCTCAAGTCTCT